CGGCGGTGCGAAAGTCGGCCACGGTAGCGGCGGGATGAGCCTGCTGCGGGCGGCGTAAAAGTCGTCCACCTTTACCCTTTCTGGCGACAGGGAGGGCGGGAGGATTTTCACCGTGGACCTTGAGCCCGCTGTTCGTCGAGGCGCTGATGGGCTGGCCCACCGGGTGGACCGGCTTCGGCTCTGTGGCAACGGCGTGGTCCCGCTGGTCGCGGCGCATGCGCTCAGAACTCTCGCAGCTGAACTGCTGGCCGATGGATGAGGGTGCACGATGAAGCAGAGCCGGGCCATGTCGCTGGTCGAGGCCGTCGCCAACGTGGCGGTCGGCTACGGCGTCGCCGTCGTCACGCAGATCCTGATCTTCCCGGTCTTCGGGCTGCACACGACGCTGGCGCAGAACCTCAAGATGGGCGCGGTCTTCACTGTGGTGAGCATCGCGCGGTCGTTCGCCCTGCGGCGGCTGTTCGAGGCGATCCGGGTAAGAAACTAGGAATCAACAACCTGCGACATCGGCACACCTCGCCGGATTGCTGCCTGCCGGAGGCGGGGCCACGTCGCCTCTGAGATCGGCGTGACCATGTAGCCGTGATCAACGTCGCCCAGCATTGCCGAATGGGCAGTGGGGCCCGCTCGCCAGAAGAGACCGATCAGCGCGCAGAGCGCAGCATCAAGCTTGTCCTGATCGGACTTCCGAGGTTGAGCGGCGTTGCGCATCTGATGGGCCCATTCGGCAAGGCCCGGCACATTGAACCGCTCGGCTGAACGCTCGACCACGCGCGCCACCGCCTGCCAGTCTTCGAAGCGGAATTTCTTCCGGTTCTGCGGATTGTACTTCGGAGCGCGGAGCCGCTGAGCAAAGCCGTCGTCGAGCGCGGGCAGAGCCAGCGCGGGGAATACTTCGATAAGGAAGTGGCCAGCAGACGCAGTCCGCGCCTGAATAGGATCCTCCGTCGCTTCGAGACCGGAAATGAAGGACCAAATCGGCGCGGCGTCGCAGAACATGCCGATCTTGCTGCGGTTGGCCGGCTGAACGCCACCGCCGACAAAAGAAACGAGGGACGCAGCGACTTTGTCCACCGGGCGGCTGCCCGCGGCATTGGGAACAACCGTCGGCTGATCGAGCGCAACAAGGCTAACGAAGAAATCCTTGCGAAGCCCATCAATGAAACTGCGAGCCTCCGCAAACGAGGCAAGCCGAGGTTCGTGAAACAGAACTTGTCCCCGTTGATCAAACGCCACAGCGCAGATTGCGCCCGGCGCCTTCGGAGCATCGGTCCATGCCGAGTCGAAACCGAAAATGATCGTGCTGCTTTGCGGGTTCACGAGATCCATGGGGTCCTCCGCAAAGCAGCATAGTCAAGGCATTCAGGGAATGCAGGCGCTTAGTTGTCCAGTTTGTACACCCTGCCGCGCCCCTCGACCTTCTCGGATGTGATCGTCAGGCCCAGCTTCTTCTTGAGCGCGCCGGACATGGCGCCTCTCACCGTGTGAGCTTGCCAGTCGAGGGCCGCAACGATCTCCTCGATGGTCGGGCCGCCCTCAGCGCGGAGCATCTCGATCAGTTTCGCCTGCTTCGTTCCCGTGCGCGGTGTGCGAGCCTTGGGCGCGGGATCGGATTCGGCGGGAGCGTCCTGCGAGGCCTCCGCGCTCGGCGCCTCGTCGGCGCCCGTGGGCGCGCTGTCGCTGGCCTCCGGCTCGACGCCGATGGCGGCGAAGCCCGCCTCTGTGATGTGGAGGAGGATGGCGCGGCCGTCCGCGTCGTTGCGCCAGATGCGGTTGGCAGAAGCTGCGCGAGCGCAACGAGGCGCTGGACTGCAGGGTCTACGCCCGCGCCGCCGCCTGGATCCCGGGCGCCGACCGTTGGTCGGAAGCGCGCTGGCAGGACCTCGAGCGGCAACTGGCGGTGGAGACGACCGGGGTGGACAGCGAGGCGCCAGCGAGGCCAGCGCCCCGCCCGGCGCCGCGACGGCGGACGCGGCGGTCGAGCTACATGGGGTGATCGATGAGCACGGCGTCTGAACTCCGCGCCCGCCGCGACGCGCTCTCGGCGCAGCGGTCCTCGGGCGTGGCGCGGGTCAGCTATGACGGCAAGACCGTGGAGTATCGCAGCGTGAGATCACGCCCCATCACCCGCAACCCGGGCGCAGCGCCGCGACCCGCCCCTGGGGCGACGTCATCGCCCGCACCTTCAAGCTGAAAGGATGATCCCATGACCACGCTGACCGAAGGCACGCATCCCGGCGGCTTCCTCGTCTGGGAAGCCCATCGCGACTACACCCGCGAGACGATCACCGTCGCCTCCGGAACGCTCTCCCCCGGCACCGTGCTGGGCCAGATCACCGCCTCGGGCAAATACGCCGCGCACGATCCGAATGCCACCGACGGGACAGAGACCGCGGTCGCCGTGCTCTGGGGCAAGGCGGATGCGAGCGGCGGCGACGCCCCGGCCGTCGCAGTGGTCCGCGGCCCCGCCATCGTCAACCGGCATGATCTCGTCTTCGCGGGCACGCCGAGCGATCCCGAGATCGCCGCGGCCCACGCAGCACTCGTCGCTGCGGGCATCCTCGTCCGCTGACCGCGCACCCCCAAAACCCCTGACCCTGAGGCATCAACATGGCCACCATGGACATCTTCGAAGGCGATGCCTTCACCATCGTCGAGCTCACCCGCGCGCTCGAGAACATCCCCTACAAGCCCGCGATCCTGTCGGGCGCCAACCTCTTTGGCGCCCGCGGCGTGCACCCGCGTGGATCTGAGCGTGGCCGAAGTGCCAATGCCGCGCCCGGGCGAACGCATCGAGATCGATGGCGAAGCCTTCCTCGTCCAGGGCGAGCCCGTCCGCGACCGCGAGAGGCTCGTCTGGACCGTGGACCTGCGACCGGCCTGACCGCGATGAAGCTGAAGCTCGACATCACGCCGGACCTCGTCGCCGCCATGGCCGCCGAGGTGAAGGCGGGCGAGAAGGCCGTCACCGCCGCCATGCGCGAGGCCGGAACCGGGCTCAAGACCGCCTGGCGCGGCCAGATCACCGGCGCAGGGCTCGGCCGGCGGCTCGCGAACTCGATCCGGAGCCAGACCTACCCGAAGGCCGGCGAGAGCCTGAACGCCGCGGCGCTGGTCTGGTCCAAGGCCCCGGTCATCGTCGGCGCCCACGACACCGGTCCGCTGATCCGCTCGAAGGACGGCTTCTGGCTGGCGATCCCGACCGAGGCTGCCGGCCGCGGCCTGCGCGGCGCCAAGCTCACCCCTAGCGAATGGGAGCGACGGCGCGGCCTGCGCCTGCGCTTCGTCTATCGCCGGAGAGGGCCGAGCCTGCTGGTCGCCGACCGGGCCCGCATCAACAAACGCGGCCAGGCGGTGGCCTCGCGCGCGAAGACCGGCCGTAACCAGGTCACTGCCCCGATCTTCCTGCTCGTCCCGCAGGTCAAGCTGCCGAAGCGGCTCGATCTGGACCGCGACGCTGAGCGCGCGCATGACAGCGTGCCGGGGCTGATCGTGGCGAACTGGGTGGAGGGGAGGGTCTAATTTCAGGAGGCTGAGGCCCAAGCCCTGAAGTCCTCAAGAAGCCGACGAACCCCCTTACCGTCAAACAACCAGTCTGCCCTCGACTCGTTTGTCCAGACGGCCTCGAGGTCGGCGTCTTCGTCATTGAGCAGCCGTCCAAAATAAGCAGAGAGTTCTTCCACAGCTCGATTCCCGAACCCCTGCCGGAAGTCTTCGTATAATTCTCGACGAGCGTCTGATGCTTCCGACGACCAGCCAGGATACACAAGATCCAAATCCTGATGCAGCTGCAACGTGAAATCATAAAAGGCCTGAGGAGGTTTCACGTCAGTCGTTCCTTGGATAAGAGGTGATGATGATGAAGCCGTTCGGCATGTCGGGTGCGTATTCGATGGCTGTACCTATTCCAAATGTAGGCCTGACAATCACGGTTGCCGACGCACTGGGTCCAATGCGATAGGCTTCGACGCCTGTTTCTGTTGGGAATATGCTTGTTATGAAAGCCCTTCTTCTCTGACCCGTCGCCACGGCGTTAACAACAGCTGCGTTTCGCGAAAGGTTGGAGTTGGTAAGCCTCTGCGCGGCTTGAAGGGAGGGGAAAGAGCCGTGGCGCCGGCGGAACTGACTGACGAATGGACCGCGAACCTGATCAGTTCTAACCGCTCGCAGCAGGTATTCTTCGCTCTTCCCGACATGCAATGCGATGGTGTGCCCGCCCGCGGCCTCGTGCTCGGAGAGGTCTTGGAGCGGATAGCCCCCGTCAGTGGGGACATAATCAATTAGCGTGACGTCATCCGGTACATCGGGGCTGACTGGCTCTGCATAGCACCGACAGTTGTGCGCCTGGCCCGGATGGCCGCCCGCGGGAGGCTCGTCCCAACGAAACACCTGATCGTCGTGCTCTGCGTGGCTGTCGCGCACTTTCGCGTCGTCCTGGGAGCGCCAGATGTACCGCTCGATCCCCAAGTCCTGCTGCCGAAGCTGGTTGATCAGGCCCGCGAAGGCCCGAAGGAGGCGTTCTTCCATCGCTGCCCGCAACGGACGCATGCGCTGGGGGTGGGTCTGATACTCATCATAGATGGCCGCCAGACGCGCATCCCACTGGCGCAGCGCTTCCTCCTTCGCGTCCGAAACGTCGCGAAGGTCGTCTTCGGACACCCTTGGCACGGTATCCGGGGGCGTCAGCGCATTCAACAGCATCCGGGTGTTTTCAGCGATCACGCGGTCAAGCTGGTCGGTGAAATCGGCCCGCAGTTTGGCATATTCGGGGAACGTGGACTTGATCGAAATGCCCGCACGGTAACCGTACATGGCCCCGTTCCGCCGTGCCAATACGTACTGACCGCTGCCGCCGTGGCGGAGAAATTCCCGTAGGTTGTGCTGCATGGAACCTCCCGACGAACCGCGGGATGCAAGTTACCAGCAATTGGTTAACGAGTATTTTTCCGACCGTTCGATGCTTCCGTTGCCGTATTAACTGGAAACCCGACAAGGCCCGCTTCAATGCCCACACCCCGCGAAACCATCCTCGCCGCGCTGCACGCGCGGCTTTCGGCGCTGCCCGCCACCGCCCTCCGCGGCGACATGCTGCCCGAGCGTGTACCGGCCGAGGGCCTGCTGATCCTTCGTGACGGCGAGCCGGGGGAGCCCGAGGTGACGCTCTCGCCGCTCGCCTACCACTACCAGCACCGGGCCGAAATCGAGGCGGTCGTGCAGGTTGCTGACCGTGACGCTGCCTTCGACACCCTCTGCGTCAGCATCGGCACGGCGCTCGCCGCCGACCGCACGCTTGGCGGGCTCTGCGACTGGGTCGAAGCCGAAGCGCCACGGCCGGTCGATTTGCCGGTTGAGGGCGCCGCGAGTCTGAAGGCGGCCGTTATCCCGGTCGTGCTGCACTATTCCACGGCCGACCCGTTGGCCTGACCCGACAACCCGAGGAGATCACCATGGCACGAGCCCAGGGGGCGCGGGCGCTGATGGCGCTTGCGTTCGAGACAACCTATGGAACGCCGCCCGCCAGCGGCTTCACCCGCATGCCCTTCGCCGACCAGACGCTGGTAAGCCAAGCGATCAACGGCGAGGCCTGCGAGATGGAGTTCGCCTACGTCCTGCCGTCCGGCGAGAGCTTCACCTTCACCGTGCACGCCGTCTACCTGCCGCGCCCGCGCATCGAGATTTCCGGGCCGCAGGGCGTTCAGGCCACCTTCGACTGGCAGGCCGCGCGCGACAGCGTCGCTAACGGCATGTGCACCGCCACCCTCGTGAACGATCTGGAGAGTTACTGATGCTGACGCTCGACCTGACGAACGCGCCACGCTGGCATGACCTAGCAACCGGCGTCCGTGTGCAGCTGCGCCCGCTGACCACCGCGTTGATGGTGGCGACGCGCAGCGACCCGGCTGTCGAGGCGGTGCCCGAGGGGGCCTCCGACGAGGAACGCGCCGTCGCCTTCGCCAAGGCGCTGGCGCGGCGTGCGGTGCTCGCCTGGGAGGGAGTGGGCGACGCCGACGGCAACCCCATCGACCCGAGCCCAGAGGCCATCGACGCGCTGCTCGACGTCTGGCCGATCTTCGAGGCCTTCCAGCTGACCTACGTCTCCAAGGGCCTGCTGCTGGAACAGGAAAAAAACGCCTCCGCGCTCTCGCCGAATGGTCCTTCGGCGGGGGCGAGCGCTACTGCGAAGCTTGCGCGCAAGCCTGCCCGGACTGCCCGGCGCGGCTGAACCGTCCGGAAACTACGGAGGGTTGGCAGGTCTGGGACCTCGTCGGCCGTCTTGGCGGCCAGCTGCGTGTCCTGCCCGGCGCGGTGATCGGCTGGGACATGTCCGCCGCGCTGGCGCTCGGTAACGCGCTCGGCGTGCCGCCGCTCGCCATGGCCGAACTGCTGCCCGTCATCGAAGCGGTGATGGTGGCCAAGCTCAACGAACAGATGTCGTCAGGCAGCCTCGAGGGGCGTGATGTCTGAGACGTCGATCGTGTCGCGCGCCCGCGCGAGATCCCACGCGCGCTGCAGGTTCATCCAGTACTCCGGTGTCGTGCGGAAGAATTTCGCGAGCCGGATCGCGGTGTCCACGGTGAGCGCGGTCTCGCCCTTAACCAGCCGCTCGATCCGCGTGCGCGGCACGTGAAGGCGGTTTGCAAGCGCGATCGGGCTCATGCCGAGCGGATCCAGATACAGCTCCGACAGGACCTCGCCGGGGTGAGAAGGGTTCTTCATCAGTGTCATGTCGCGTCCTTTCAATGGTAGTCGACGATCTCGACATCGGCCGGCCCCTGATCGGTCCACACGAAGCAGATGCGCCACTGGCCATTGATGCGCACCGAATGCTGTCCGGCCCGGTCGCCCTTCAACTCCTCGAGGTGATTGCCCGGCGGGAACCGGAGATCCTCGAGGACCACGGCGGCATCGAGTGCCGACAGCATCGCCCGCGTTCGCTTGACCAGGTCGGCCGGGAAGCCCTTGCCGAACCGGTCTGCCACCGCGTTCGCCGCGAGCTTGCCCTTCGTGCTGACGATCATGAGGGCATGTATCACGGCATGATACATATTTCAAGGGGGCGGTAAGCCGCTCCGAAGCCTGACATCATCTCGAGAGGGCCGACGCGTCGCGCTGCACGACGCAACCGGGGTCGGTCATGTAGCCGGCCCACATCCGACCGCGCCGGCGGTCCTCCGTGAAGCGGACTTCCTCGGCATGACGAAAGCGGTCCTGCGCGTTCAGGAACATCCAGAGCGACCGCGCGTGCGGGTTCGCGAGCCCGTCGAGGAGGGCGGGATCCTCGGCCACGCTGTAGATCGCGGCCTGCCCCGGCTCGTCGGACAGGGCATGGACGCGCTCGGCGTCGTTCGAGATCCGGTCGCGCTGGACGCGGGAGATCTTCTCGATGGCCCCGAGAAGCGGCCCGGACAGATCGGCGTCCGATTCGGGCCAGTTGAACTCGGTGGGCAGGCCGATCTCCGGCCGGTCGAAGTATTCGCGCAGCGCCTCGCCGGGCGTCTTGCGAAGGAAGGCGGACAGTGCAGTCACAGCGATCTCCTTTCTGGCGATTCCATGTATCGGCTGATCGGCTAATCAGCGTATATCGCGCCGGAGGGGAGTCAATCGAAAAAATACGCACTTCCGCGGATTCGCGATCAGCGGCCGAAGAGCGAGGGCTGTCCGCGTGCCGAAGTGATCAGGTTCAGTTTCAGCAGCCTGATGCGCGCGGCCTCTTCGGAAACCGCGAAACGCTCCATGACCATCTGGATCAGCCGCACAGCATGCTCCGTCGAAACATGGATATCGTCATGCAGCTCGCGCGGGCTGCAGTAGTCGGAAACGAGGCGACGGACCGGCGTGGCCGGCATCAGCAGCGCGCCGCTTATATAGCCGGCCTGCCATTCCATCCAGTCGGACTGCGGGGCGTCCAGGATGTTGTCGCGCTTGGAGATCGCCTTGTTCGCATTCACGCCGCGCTCGAGCAGGTCGCCGTTGGCGAACTTCTGCGCCCAGAGAGGCCCGTGAAACTTCACGTGCCCGAACTCATGGGTGAGCGTGGTGCGGAAGCGATTCTCGCGCCGCTCGTCGGCGGCGATGCGTTCCGAGATGGAGACCTTGGGCCCTCGGTCGGGGAAGAACTCAGTCACCCCTTCGACATCTGCGCTGTAGGCGGACAGGTCGGCGTACGGGTCGAGGTCCGCGTGGTGCATCTCGATGAGAACGGTCAGATCGTCTGTCGCCACGGGATAGTCGACCTTTCCGTGGCGCTTCGTCAAAAGCTCACGGATCAGCCTCTCGCATTCATCGTCGAGATCCCGCTCGCGGTAGAAGGGTCGCTCGGCAAAGCGGTCCGTGTTGTCACGGATCATCTTCACCATGCGAACCTCCTTACTCTTTCAACGTCTTCCTGAAATTGGCGAAGGCCTCGACGACCTTGTCCGGGGTTGACGCATCCGGTCGCAGATCATCCGGCAGCCGGCCTGCGAGTGCGTACAGGTAGTCCTCCGGAATGTTCAGGATGCCGGAGAACTGGCGGATCAGGTGCCCCGAGCTGGGGCTGCGCCGATCGTGCTCGATGTCGTTGAGGTACTGCGGGGATATCGACCCGCCGCCCTCTTCCTTCATCACGCGCGCTGCGAGCTCCTTCTGGCTGAGACCGAGTGCCTTGCGGGCCTTCGAAATCGCCTGGCCGAAGGTCACACCGTCGGCGGACATGGCCGGTTCATCGCTTCATCTCCCTGTCAATCCGCTTGTTCGCGGATTTGCGAGTTGTTACTCCTTATCCACAAGGGGATCAACAGTGAAGCGGGCTCGCGGCCGGCGGGCAGGGAAGAGGGAAAGGTGTGCTGTGG